TGATTGATTTTCTAATGTTTTAACCGTTCTTGGTTTTTGTACATCCAAGAATGTTGTACTTATAGTTTCTACGTCATATCCGCGAATAACTGCTTTACCTGAAGATACTTGGTATATAACTAAATCGTCGGATGGAGTTTCTCCTCCATAAGTAAATTGATTTAAATTAAAAATTCCCTGATTTCCTAAATTATTGTTCAAAGATTCTTTTATTGAAACATCAAATGGTTTAACAATATAGTCACCAGATTCGCTATATGTTCTTCTTGCTAATTCGTCAGCGATTAAATTATATTCTGTTGTGGTAACTTGGGACCTTAATACGCCCACATTTATTGTTGCCAATTCAACAAAATTATTATCATCAAAATCATTTAAACTTTTTTTAAGTAATGATACAGAAATTTTTAACCTATCAGCACCTGGTGCCGCATAATTATTAAACCCCTGAGAATTATCAGCCAAAGACTCATCAATATCAGAATTAATAACCTCCTCATTTACAAATAAACCAACTCTATAACTTGGTGTATTATTATATTGATCTAAGATTAAAGTTTCCGAGTTTACATTTACAAATTGTCCACGAACGAAATAAATTCCATCAGAAATTGAAAATGCGGATCCAACTGTTGAAGAATTATTTGATATAGTAACGGCTAATGGTTGTCCTGCAACAATAGAGGTATTTCCTAAAAGACCTGAAGTAATTGTAATATTTGAAACTAATGATTCTCCATCAAAAAATTGTTGAGTTGAATTATTTTGGACACTTGAACTTAAATAATTAATATAAAGAGTTAAATTTCCTCTTTCGGAGTCTTGCGGAAGAAGAACTTTATCTACAGTGGCGGTTACTCCAGAAGTTTGTCCTGTAATTTTACTTCCAACAAGTTGATCTGCGTATGCAGAGACTGGAACTCCAAGAAAAGTATTTTGAAGTTGAACACAATAATATAATTGCGTATATGAAGTATTTCCTGGTATTACTTTTGCGCCTTCTTTAAAAAAGTGTTGTCCAAACTTCTCAATTTGGTTTTGAAGAATTGATTGAAGAGTTGTTAGTTCTCTTGCTTGAACAGGAACCCCAGGTTTAAAAAGAACTTTATGATAGTCATTATTTGCGTTAAAATCATCAAAATATGGTGATACATTGAGATTGGTTTGCTGAGACATAATTTTTTAGAACTGCAAAATGACTTTAATATCTTCTTTTTGATTTGGAGATCTTGTAATTGATGGCCTATTATCTACGTAGATAATATTTCCAGAATGTTTTTTTACTTCTGGATTTGCAAGACCACTTGTAAAAGATTGTCCAAGGTAATACGTCCTATTATTTATCACGGTAGATATACCTGCAAATGTATCATCAATTGATAAACTTGCAGATCCGCCAGTAATTACAAGACTTCCTCCAGTGCCGGGAGAACTTGAAAATTCAACTTGATCAAATCCAAAAGACGGATTTGTTATTGCAACTCCAACTGTAGAAAATCCTGAATTGGACCTATCTTGCCAATACTTTAAAACACTAGTAACTTGATCATAACTAATAACTCTCCCCACAGCAGTAGTTCCTGTAGAAACTGTTTGAGTAATAAATGAGTCTGCGTTATATGTTGCAGTATTTGCCCCAACTCCAGTCAATTTAATGGCATAAATTGCACTTGCCTTATCTAAAGTTAGAACTTGAGATGAACCAAATGATTCTGGATTTTCTACAATTCCAACTCTTGCAATTTGATTTCCTGTGATAAAATCTGGATTTTGAACGTCATTTTCAATTCTAGAGTACATTAGAACATTATATGCTCCAAGTTCTCTGTAAATATCTGCTCCGTGACCTCCTTTAGGAGAAATAATTACATTAAATGTTGGTGTGGTAGCACCTGTAGGAACATTTCCTGCAACTAAATCAACAGTACCAAATGTATATCCAGAACCTTGATTGGATATTGTAACTGATTCAATTTTTTGGTCATTGTTTACAACAATTGTACACTCTGCTCCAGTACCATCTCCACGAATAGGAACTCTTGTGTAAGTTCTATTGGATGGTCCTACACTTACGCCTCTATTTGTTACAGTTACAATCTTAATAGATCCGTTAATAGCATTATCTCTTACTTCTGCATTATCAGTACTTGTTTCCCAGTCAGCAGGAACCGGCATAAATTCGGTAGATTCAAACTTAATAATATCAGCTGGTTTAATAGTATAAAGATATTTCCAAATATAACCATCACCACTATTACCTGCAGATCTCGGTTCTAAATCAGTAAATCTTGGTTCATCTAGAGAAGGTCTTCCTGTTAGATTATCAGGATCTGTTCCATTCTGTAAGCAAATATAAACCCTGTAATCACTATTCAAAACATAGTATGATGCCGAATATAAACTTAGGGCACCAGAAACTTTTGCAGCATTTGATCTACTATAGTCGTGGCGATACATGTCAAAAGTTGTACCTGAAGACCAAAATCTTTTTTGTACAACTTGTCTTATGTCACTTGCATTTATTTTTTTTAATGCAATCATAGTATCCCAATAGTTGTTTTCCTCATCAAAGTTATCTTTAGGTGCTGGGGGATTAGTGTCCCAGTCACTTTGAATATCGGTGGGATTTGGTAGACCAATAAAAGAATAATAAGAATTACTTGAAGTTTGTACTCCAGCAACAAAATTCTTTGCATTTAATATTCTAATTTGATCCGTTATGATTGCTGCCATTTTATAGTTTTTTATTTATTTATGTGATATAATCAGAGAACCTTAGTGGATTGGTTCTTTTAACAACTCCAGAAGTTGAAATTCCTCCAACTCCAACATTTCCGTAGAAATTATAAGTATTTTCTTTAGTTCTTGATGTTAATTCAATTTTTCCCCAACTAAAGTTACCAAATCTAATCGCAGTAGTACCTATTCCTACTCCAGAATATCCACTAATTGTTGATATACCACTAACTGTTGCACTAACTCTTCTTACCATAGTTGTTGCAGTTCCAACTGTTGCAATTCCAATCGCAGTATTTGCAACACTTACATTACTTACACTTTTCACCTGATAAACATTATTAATAAAATTGGTTCCAATTCCAATGGTGTTGTTACTAGTATCTTTTGATGTTATTGATGTAGATGCAAATCCAATATTTGAATCGTAAACCAAGAAATAATCACCAGTTCCAATACCACTAATCGTAACTGCAGTTCCAACATATACTCCAGATGGGGATGTGAGAGAGGTAGTTCTTAAATATGAGTCCATTGGGATAAAAAGATCAAATATGATGCCAGTTGCAGTGGTTCCAAATCCAACGATAACACCAGAATCACCTGCATATGATGTAACAGTATTAGTTTCTTTAATTATACCTGGCGATTCAATTAACACCTGGGGAGGAGTGGTAGATATATAACCACCTCCTCCAAATGTAACTGCGATTCCTGTTACAACTCCTCCAAACACAGTAACAGATGCAAGAGCAGTATTTTGTGCTGCTGTGGTCCCAAATCCAATTGGTTGAGAAATTGATACTGTTGGAGTGGTTGTATATCCAACTCCACCATCACTAATTACAATTGAAGTAACTGTTCCTGCAATAGATACCACTGCAGTTGCTGATGCTCCAACTTTATTATCTTGAGAAATAATAATTACTGAATTTTGAGTTTTATTGCGTAGTTGTAAGTTACCACTTTCATTTGTTAGATTGAAGAATGGTCTTACATTATCAACATAAAGAACCGTGCTTCCAACTCCAACTGGTTGAATTAAATATGAAGTTGGAGTAATTATTGCTTCATAAAGAATTCTATCTTTTGAAACTTCTTGTTCATCAATAATTCTATCCTCAGTTTGTCTGCACCATTTAACAGGTCTCTGAAGATTTTCATCCTCAGTATTTCCAGGACCAAAGTATGGACTCGTATTTACATTATCAATAGAATTTATACTTGTAACAGTTCTATAATCTTCTTGGAGGGTAGATATCTGTCCAATAGAAGGATCGTATCCAATTGTTAAATCGTCTCCTACTTTTACAGTTTCAAGTATATCAACATCAATTACATCTACGTCTTTAGTACCTTTATAAAATAAGATCTTACAAGTATCTCCAATTTTAAGTGCCTCTGTAAATCTAATAGTACTGCCTCCAGTAAAGATATATCCTTCACCCGGAACTTGTAAAATATCATTAATAAACACTAAAAGTGTATCTTGTATATTAATGTTTGAACCTTTTGATGAAAAAATAGAAATTGGAATACTTGATAATGTAAGTGGAAATCTAGTTCTTCTACCATTAAATTTACTATCAATTTTATCTAAAACTTGAAGTTCTCCGATTGTCCAACCCGTAAATTTATCTAGTGCTGTTTTTTCAACCTCAATTTGAAATTCTCTAAAAGAAACGCCGGTAGTTGGAATGCCAATAGATCCTCCAACTGGTAATGTTAGAACCTGACCTTCACCATATCCATATCCAGTATTAGTAATTTCAAAATCAATTATACTAGATCCTTGACCTACAACTATATTAATTCTTGCTTGCGTTCCTATTCCCGAAGATGTAGAACTATAAACTAAAGGAATATTTGAATAAGATAATGGAGAATCAAATATAACATAAGGAGTGTTTGTGGATGTATATCCTGTTCCAGGATTTGTAATTGCAATACTTACAACATGACCTCCGCTTACCGTTGCTGTGCCAATAAATTGTATATTTGGAGTTCCTGTTGCTGATGTAGATACTCCAACATTTACAATTTGAACACCTTCTCGGTATCCAGATCCACTATTTCCAATACTAATTGCTGCAATAGTACCTGCAATAGAAACTGTTGCAGTTCCTCCTGCAGAAACTAGAGGTTGATATCCAAACCCTTCTGTTGAACCTATAGAAGCAACAATTCCTCCACGAGGAATAGAAGCATTATTCACATCATAAGAAACTGATGTTGCAGCACCAGTAAAAGTAATTGAAGTGATCCCAACAGATTCTGTTAGATTATAGTCATTAGTTAAACCTGGTTCTTGGAATATTCCATTGATCAAAACAACCGCGTTATTATCATCAATTTGCGAAATATCATTTCCTTCGGAAGTTAATCTGAAATTTTTTGTAAATCCATTAAATTGATCTGAGATACTATCAAAGATATAATTATTATAATATGCCTCTTCGGATGAATTTGGAACTCCTGATCTAGTAAAAGTTCTTCCTTGGAAGGTTGATCTGGTTGATACTCCTTCCCAATCTCTTTCGTCTGGAGGATTTGTTGTGGAACTTAATGGAATATTTCCGTAGGGAGCAGAAATAAAATTGAGCACATTGTCTACAATATTATAATTACCAATTATTTTTGTAATTAAAGTTCCTGATGAATATCCGGCAAGAATAGTTCCTATCAAAGGTCTACGAACTTGAACTGCATTAGTACTCCCAATACCGACACCCTCAATTTTCATAATTTCATCTTCAATTTGAATTAAATCTCCTCCAAAAAAGGAAGTAATTTCAGTAAAATAAAGTATGTCGTCAGTCGTAAAGGCATTAATTGCCAAAGTACTTGTAACTGCAGTTGAAACAACTGGCGATTGAATAATATTATCAATAGCAACAAGAACTTTTGAGTTTTGGTTTGTTGATACAAATCTATGTACGGAACCAATACCAACAATATTAATGTTTAGTGTCTTGGGTGTTATTTTTAAAGCATCTTCAGCACTTCTTGCGAGTTGAATTGTATTTTGATCCAATTTAACAACAAATACTTCATTTGGCAATTTATCAGTTGATCCAATACCAACAAAACTAGTTGTTCCAATTCCAATTGATTGATGAGATCCATTTCCACCATTAAAATATTTAATGAGTTCTCCGCTTACAAAAAAGTGATTCTGGATAGCAATTGTACTTGATGCAATGCTGACTATATTGGAATTATTACCCTCAAAATATCTTTCAAAAATTTGATCATTTTTGTGAGTTAGATTAAAGGATCTCTTAATATCTCTCTCGGTTCCTTCATATGTTGCATTATCAGTTTGAATTTCTGAATTAATAAAACTAATTACATCCTTTTCATCATCTTGATTTCTTAAAGCATTCAAATATACCTTCACATTTACATCAATATCTGGAAGTGGTGTAAATGTAATAGAAACAAGTGAGGAAGATTTTTGTGCTCCAATAGTTCCCAATCCAGATGATGTATTTAAGTTTCCATATTCTGCAATGTAAACTCCAGTATCGTCATCAACAAGAGCAACTTCAGATATTTGGTGTATATTATTTGTATTATCAGAGACTTGAACAATTAAATAAGACCCATCATAAAAATCATCATATTGACACACTTCTACTGGATATGGTGATGATGAAGATGCAATAGAAACAGATCTACCTTCTAATAAAGCGTGTTTCATCTGATAAGTGCCTATTCCAACCGATAAAGTATCATTAAACAAAACCTCAATAGTATTGATAGTTGCTGCAATTCCAACATTTGGAATAAAATCTACATTTAGTTGTGAACTAACAATATATGGATAATACGTACCAAGACCAGAACTTGAGAAAGAATCTGTAGAATGATTTGTTAACTGTCCATATTCTAGAAGTTGTACATCAATTCCATCATGAATAATTGTTAGTTCATCAAATTCATATTGTCCATCGTTTGCAGCAATAGAAACCAAAACTTTTGCTGCTCTGTAAGTTGTTGCAATTCCTACAATAGTAGTTGATCCAGAAGAAACTGAAGCACTGTTTGATTGAATATCTACAACTCCATCAAAAGAAGTATTGCCTACAGAAGAAAGATTATCATTAATATTGTAAGATAATGTTGCAATACGAAAATCATTAATAGCAAATTTTGTTGGATAAAATCTTAAAATTCCTTCAGTATCATCAATTGCTAAATCAAATGATCCCATATCATAGTTACTCTCAACTCTTGCATATTGATTCAAATACGTGTTACCAACATCATCAATAAGAGTTGTAACAATTAAAAGTTGTCTATCATTTAAAAATCTTCTATCAGTTACATAAGTAATATATTTTTGCGATCTTACATCTGCAAGATTAAACCTATGAACCTCAGAGAATCGTGTGGATCTTGGGTTGCTATTAAACTGAGGACTAATATCATCAATAGAAAGAACTCTATTTCCTATTGATTTAGAATAATCTGTTAATATTCTATTTGCAAAGTTTATTTCATCAGAAAATACTCTATTGTCAATTTTAAGTGCATTTTCGCTTACTAAATCAAAATCGTAAACACAATTTAAATTTATTACACCAATAAGGTCGGATATTACTTCTATTGAAGTTGCATCAGAGGTTAACCTGACAGATGTTGATCCCAAACCAACATTGGATTCTAATTGATAATCAGAAAACTTTTCAAATCCTGATGTATGATTTAAAGTGCTTACTGTATTATTCCAGGTATCAAAGTCAACTCTTGATTTAAGTGAATATGAAAAATTTTGGTAGTAAAGACTATCTTGAATTCTTTGAATATTATCATTTAAAAATCCTGCGCTAGATTTCCACCCATTTTCAAATCTAGATAATGATCCAGTATTTAAAAATGCATCAAATATTGAAACTGATGATGCAACACCTTGAGTTTTTGATGAAGATCCTATAATCAAATCACCAACCTTAAAGTTGTCTTTAGACACAATACTCACAAAATTGGTTTTTGGATTCCAGTCTTCAATTGTTCCTATAGCAGAATTTGAAGATGCCGTTTCACCAATCAGATAATTATTTTTTACAAGTGAAATATTAAAGGTTGGGAAATATTTTTGTGGAATAATTCTTCCAGAAGAATTATCAGAATCAAATTCTCCAGGAGTTTCAAATTCATTTAAAAATTCATTTAAATTATAAGTTACATCTCCAAAACCTCCAATAGATGGATCTGTTGAAGTAATCGTAAACAACTGATAATTATAATCTTCGGAGTTAAATCCTTTACCTGTAGATGTTATTCCAATATTTTCAATTAAAATTTTATCATCAACCTCAAATGGAAATGCGTTTGCAGTACTAAATCCAACAGATAATGTTATTGTTACATCTTTTGTGGTAGAATTAAATACAATATTAGAAATTTCTACACCATTAGAATTTTGTATTGGTAAAATTGTAGGATTTGTGGAATTTAATGCAAATGTATTTGATAATATTTCTATTTTATTATTTCCTAGTGTAAATTTTAAATCAACTTCAGGTAAAATATTATTAGTCTTACCGTCAAAAATAATGAGTTTTGGTGCAGAAGTGTATCCTCTTCCAAAAGAAGTTACCTCAATAGACTCCAATGAAGATAGTGGATCTACTTTCACTACCTGAGGAATTGATACACTAGGTCTCAAAGTAAAATCTGTTGGAAAATTGAATCCAATATTGTTAATTCGTGTTTTCTTAATTTTTCCAATAGAAGTGCTAGATAATTCAAATATTGCACCATTTCCTTGAAACGAATTTAGTGATAAAACTTGAGGTAAAGAATAGTAGTTTTGACCTTTATTTAATATTTTTACTTTAGAGATGGAATCTAAAACATTTCTAGAGTTAGTTTCATAGTTAATTTGAGAAGTTATGGAATTATAAGAATTATTTTCTGGTATAGTGGGAATATTGTATGTAAATGAAGTATTTGAAGTAGAAACTATTAAAAATTCTCCATTGTACTTACTAAATTGAATGTTAATTTGGTTATTTGCAATAACTTCAGTATCAATGTTTATTAGTCTCTTATTTTCGGGAAGAGTGCCATCAAAAACTGGAACTAAACTGTAATAAAGATTTTCTGGTGTTTTTTCAGTTATATTTAAAATGATCTTAGCATCACTAGTAATACCAACAGAACCTATCCTCTGAACTTCAAATATAGGATCATCTTCATTACTAATATATGATTCTGTAAAATTGGAATCCTTAAAGAATTTTAAATCAAATGCACTAAAAGAAGATGATTGTTGGATATAACCCAAAGAAGAATCTGATACATCAAATACTATTGATGAATTTTTATATCCATTTATCTGTGGATTAATTTTTGATAAAGTTCCTAATGATGTGTTACTAATATCAACAATTTTTGGTTTTGAACTTAATGCTTCGTAGTAACTATTAGTTAATTTAATATTATTCTCATCAATAACAACAATATAATATTCTTTATTATTTTCAAGACCGGTTGATGGTGAGGATGAAGTGTAAATTACCTTTTGCCCAACTTCAAATTCGTGATTATCAATATTAATAATATTTTTAATTATATCAATATCAGATGCTTCAAAATCTTTAGAATTTACTAATATTTTTTTATTAAAATCGTTATATTTTAAAACTACTGTGCTTGCAATAGATGGACTTACATCAATAAAAACAATATCATTATTTAAAAGACCATGTGACTGTGCTGTCGAAACTGTTACTGTATTTTTAAAAATATTTCCTATAAGAGTATTATAAGTTGTTCTAAAACTATGATATACTCCAGATCCGATGTTTGTAAAATATAATAATCCATATGTATTAGTTTCACTTGTTAATCCTACAAAATTTTCTTCAGTTCCAAGTCCAACTCTAAAGGTAGAAATTCCAATCAAATCATCTGTAATTTTAGCAACATAAACTATAGATTGATTGGAAAGATTAAATGAAGTTAATCCATTAGTGGATACTCCGATTGAGTTGTATCCATTATTTGAATAAATTAACTCATCTCCTGTTTGTAATTGATGTGTAGGAATATAAATTGATCTTGTTGGAATAAAAATTTCAGTAATTCCCGTTCCTGGATTTGGAAAAAGTATAGTTACTCCAATGCCAACACCAGAAAGTGTTCCTATACCAAGAGATTCGGTGGGATTAAAATATAACTCACGATTAACTTTATAATTGTATTGAGACCTAATACCAGAATTAATTGTTAATTTTCTAGGAATTTCATACAAAACATCAGTAACACTATGTGAAGATCCTACAGTTCCATTAATTCCTCTTAAAACTCTAATTCTTGAAGATTTTGTATCAACATTAAGCACTTTTACTCTTTCAGCACCTATTTCTAAAACATCATTTTCACGAATATTTGGATATTTTAAACTTCCTGCAACAGAAAAATAAGTTACAATACCGGTTACTGAAGTGCTGCCAATTCCAGAAGTAAGTGCAATTGTATTTGTTGAAATTCCTACTATAAAAGAACCTTCAAGTAAAGACGATGATGTATTAAATCCTGCAACAGTAATTAACTCAATATTCTGCAGTCCATGTGGATTTTCTGCAAACATTAAAAATTCTCTTTGATTACTGCTAGGATAAAACTCAACGTTAAAAATAGACGTGGATGCAACGCTGATTGTGTTTACAGATTTCCCCGAAATTCTTTCAACTTCTGCTGATGCATTGTATCCGGATGTTCCTTCATTATCAAAGATGAGACTATCACCAATACTATATTGAGATCCTCCAAAAACAATGTCAATTTTTTCAACAAATCCAGGAGAAGCAAATTTAGTATCTATTGTTTGATCTAGATTATTGGGTAATTCCAGATAAGAATATAAATTATCATCCTCGGTTAAATTATATGGAGTTATGTTTCTAGACCAATTAGTTTCATTTAGATTAATATCATTCTGATTTGATATTTTTTTATAATTAAATTCATTAGGTTTTGATTTAAATTTGTTTCCAATTAAATATGGAAATACTGGTCTTTTATATCCAGAAAAATCTTCTGTACCTAGTTCATTGATTGTTGTAAAGTATGCATAAGTTCCATTTGGAAATTCTGGTGTTATACAAAATCTTCCATTGTACTCATCAAGAACACTTTCATCAGAAACATCGAGATAAGTATAATCTTCAACAAAAAATCCAATAGGAAATTGTATTGTAGACGGTC